AATTTTCTTAGTTATCTACAGTATTTTAAAACGTACCTTGTATATAATTATTCCAAGAAATTATATTTTTAACATCAAAACTGAGATTATTGACCTTTTTAACAGTCCTATCAAGTATATCCACAAAATCAATTAAAGTCTGTACTTCGAAATTCAATTGAGCATATTCAGGGTCACCTAATACATTAAATATAATCTCTTTTTGATTTAATATTTCTTCTGAATCGTCTTTGATTTTATAATAAAGAGTCTTATATAATATGTTAAGCTCTTTTTGTTTTTTATTTAATTTGTATTTTGTATTAAAGAAGTGACGAAGATATTTGGAATGTAAACCAGAGACCATATATATTTTTTTCTCAATATTCTCTGCAGTAATGTTTAAATCATCTTCAATTTCGTTTAATAATTCATCTTTTTTCATTTTAAATCCTTTCAAGATAGAACTTGGCTAAATTAAAATATTAAATATTATTTTCAATAACTACAATAACTACAATAACCGAAATAAATATGAATCAATCTATATTGATGGGAACTTGTTCCCATCTGATTGACGCAGTCAATCATACTATATCATACTATATTCTACTTCAGTTGGTTATATTCTGTGGTACTGTTATATTCGGTTGTTTTATAAACTATATTAAAAATTGTTTTTGTAATTTTATTATAGCACGAATTTACGTATTCTTAAACTTTTATTTTGAAATATTTTAAGATAATCCATAATATATTTAATTTATTAATAAATATTTTTAAAAATAATAATATAAATTCATTATATTCATTACTCTTAACGTCATTACTTATAACTTCATTACTAAAAATATATTTCATTAATAGTAATGAAGATAACTGACGTGATCTAATTTGACTTCGTCAAATTCAAATGAACAAGTTCATTTGCTAATATATTTGGTTATCTTTAGTTATCTTTAGTTACTAAATTGAATCACTTAATGTCATTTCAACATATTTAAAAGTAGCATTACCACGAACTGTATCACCATCAGCAGTATTAATAGTTAAATCTAAATCTGACATCTCTGTTGGAAACATATCTGTAAATGTCAACATTATATTAGGATTTGATTTATTTGTCAATAGAATTAATTTTCCTTCTGATACAATACTATTATCAAACTCTGTTTTGGAAAAGTTTCTTAAATCTTGTATCCAATTATATAAAATAATCCACTCTGTTAGATCTTCTGTAATAAGAAATTCAATAGTAATATCTGAAAATATTACTGAATCACCTGGTCTTTCAATATTCCTAATGGAAGTATTAAGAGGAACTGTTCCTAATTGAATACCTGGAACATTAATTCCAGTTATTGTAATATCAAATTCATTATCTTTAAATCTACTTCCAGTTAGAATAAATTTGAATTTGTTTGATGAAAATAAATTTTTAGCAGCCATATTTAATCCTTTCTTTTAATTATAAATATATTTATCAATTAAAATTTAAGAGTATAAAAAAATATGTTATAATAAAACATAACCAAGTTTGAAACAAAGGAGAAACGATGGCAGTTGATTATGTATTAAAAGAAGAATTAATGACAGAATTAATTAAATTAAATGAAACAGATGAATTGAGTGAAAAATTACATTTAATATTTTATAAAATAGCAAAAAATTATGCTACAATAAATTCATTTAGAAATTATACTTATATTGAAGATATGGTTTCAGAAGCTTATATGAATTGTGTTGTTGTATCAAGAAAGTTTGATATTCATATTGAAAAAGCAAATCCATTTGCTTATTTTACGACAACTATTCACAGGAATTTTTTAAATTATATTGCTAAAGAAAAGAAACAACAAGCAAAAAAATGGATTGAATTAAAGAAGTTAGTTGAATTATATAAAATAGAAAATAATGTAATTATTCCATTACCAAAAGATATTATGAATAAAATTGATGAAATTGGTTAAAGTGCTTGACTTAGTTATTATGATATGCTATAATGTATTATAAAAACTTAAAATACTTTAATGAGGAATCAAAATGACTAAACTTGAAAGAGAAATTAATGAGTTAAAAGACACCCTTCAGTTAAAGAAAGATTATAGATTAGAATGTATGACAATAGGAAGTAATGAAAAAACTCTTATTGCTTCTATTGATTTAGATATTATTAATATTAAAAATAATATTGTAATTTACGAAACAATATTAAAATCGGAGACTGAATGCTAATAGGTGTTGTTGGTGATATTCACCTTGGAATAAATGAAAATAAACCTTTATTTAATTTATATCAGAAAAAATGTTTAACTCATATTTATAATGAATTT